TGAAGATCTTATTATTAGCTAATAGAAAAAGGAAACGATTATGGCTCTTTTTACACCATCAGCGTCTCCCAGCATTACAGTTAAAGAAATTGACTTAACGGGTGTCGTCCCTTCTGTCACAACTTCAACTGGTGCTGTGGTGGGGGATTTTACCTGGGGTCCTGTTGAAACGCCTACTCTCATTGACAATGAGGCTACGTTAGTATCAACATTTGGTTCACCCAGCTCAACCAACGCGGTTGACTTTTTGTCAGCTGCATCATTTTTACAATATTCAACCAGTCTTTATGTTTCACGTATTCTGAACGACTCTGCAACAGGGGGCGCAAAGAATGCTTATGATACATCAGCTACAACGTTGGCAGAAGCAAGCAGACCCCTGATTAAGGATGCTTCTGATTTTGACAATCAAAAACTCACGTTAGGTGACTCTGCTGGAACCGCTCACACTTTTATTGCCAAATATCCTGGTAGTGTAGGTAATAGTATCGAAGTACAGCTTTGTCCTTACTCTGGAGCGGATGCTCAATTTGATGCATGGGCTTATAGAGGATTTTTTGATCAAGCTCCTTCTACGTCTACGTACGTAAGTAACGCTGGAGGCTCCAACGATGAAATTCATGTTATTGTCATTGACAAGCAAGGGGAACTTACTGGATCACCAGGTAGTGTACTAGAAACTTTCCCATTTTTATCCTTGGCTACTGATGCTAAAACATCAGATGGTACAGGTAATAATGTTTTAGATGTGATCAATAACCGTTCACAGTATGTTTGGGCATTGGATCTTAATCAAGAACCGGTATCCGATGACGCATCCTTTAATATGACTTCTACCGCATCCGGCTCGGGCGGCACTGGGTTTAATTTTGCTGTGGCTGACCCCACAACTAAAACTTTTACCTTAGGTAATGGTCAAAATGGATCGGCTGTGGGTACATCAGAAGTTCTTAATGGGTTTGATCCCTTTGAAAGCTCAGAAGACCTCCAAGTAGATTTCTTAATCGCACCTGGATTAAGCTCTGCAGGAGATCAGGCTACTGTTGTTAATGATTTATCGGCAACAGCTGCTTCTTTACGTAAAGACTGTATAGTGGTAACCTCTCCTAATAGAGCTGCTGTTATTGGACAGATCCCAGCTACAGCAGTAACCAACAGTGTGTCTACAGTTAACACATTTAATGCTTCATCATATCTGGTAGTTGATAACAACTATTTGAAGGTATATGATAAGTATAATGATCAATATGTATTCATCCCTGCAGCTGCTTCTACAGCTGGATTGATGGCTGCTACAGATGCTGTTGCTGCTCCTTGGTTCTCACCTGCGGGTCAGAGAAGAGGTCAATATTTTGGTGTAACTTCCTTAGCCTATACAGCTAATAAATCACAAAGAGATACATTATACAAAGCCGGTATTAATCCGATTGTTAACTTGCCTGGACAAGGAATTATTCTTTTTGGGGACAAAACTAAAGAATCACGTCCATCAGCATTCGATCGTATTAATGTAAGGAGATTGTTCCTCGCTATTGAGAGATCAATCGCACGCGCTGCAAGAAATGTTATGTTTGAATTCAATGATGAATTTACTCGTGCAGAGTTTGTAAACATTGTCGAACCTTTCTTGAGAGAGATTCAAGGTCGACGAGGGATTACAGATTTCCGAGTGGTTTGTGATGAAACCAATAACACTGCAGCTGTTATAGATCGTAACGAGTTTGTTTGTTCAGTTTTTGTCAAACCTGCTCGATCTATTAACTATATTACTCTTAACTTTGTTGCCGTCCGCACTGGTGTTGACTTTAGCGAAGTTGTTGGAGTGGTCTAAGCTCAACCATAAGGAGAATTTAAATGGCAATTTTAGGAGTCGATGACTTTAAGTCAAAGTTGAGAGGTGGTGGTGCTAGGCCTAATTTATTCCAAGCAACCATTAACTTCCCAGCTTATGCAGGAGGCGATGTTGAACTGACCTCGTTTTTATGCGAAGCTGCTCAGTTACCAGCGTCAACGATGGGTTTAATTACAGTTCCTTTCCGTGGTCGTCAGTTAAAGATGGCCGGGGACAGGACGTTTGAACCTTGGACTGTAACAGTAATAAACGATACTGATTTTACAATTCGTGATTCAATGGAGCGTTGGATGAATGGGATGAATGCTCATTCAGCTAATGTTGGTCTAACTAATCCAGTGGATTATCAAGCTGACTTGCTCGTTGAACAACTCGATAAGGATGGTTCAATTCTTAAGCGTTACAACTTCCGTGGTTGTTTCCCTACGAATGTTTCACCTATCGATGTGAATTATGCTTCAGTAGACGAGATTGAAAGATTTGCAGTTGAGTTCCAGATTCAATACTGGGAATCAAATACTACTTCTTAATCTCTACTAAATATTCAGGACCCTTTCGGGGGTCCTGAATTTTTCTTTTGGAAATAAAATATGGCAGACAATAGCATCTTTAAATTATTTGGTTTTGAACTACGCAAGTCAAATGCAGACAAAAAGGAAAAACTTCCTTCTATTGTACCTCCCACCGATGATGATGGTGCTGGGTATGTAACTGCCTCTGCCGGATATTATGGTCAATATATTAACATGGAAGGGGATCAATCCAAGGATAATCACCAGCTGGTTTTAAGATATCGTGGGGTGTCTATGCACCCTGAAGTAGACATGGCAATTGAAGAAATCATCAATGAGTCCATAACCGCATCAGAACTAGAATCAGCTGTTGAATTGTCTTTAGACAGAGTGAACGCCCCAGATAAGATTAAAGATCAAAT